TCTGACCTACAATTTTTGCTCTAAGTGGTTGACCATCAAACAAAACATCTTGGTTGTTACTATCAACAACACGAACAAATTCTCCAGATTCAAACAGACGTTCAATATTTGATATGAAAACTTCTGTTTTTAAACCAGCTAATACTGATGTTTCTACTGTCGCAATAGACTTTGTAGTTTCACCAAACAATCTGTAGTTGGCAATATTCAACAAGTTTGGATCATTTGATGCAAGTTTCAAACTCTTTGCAACGTACCAAATACCGTCAGAGGCTCTAAGTACAGCTTCTTTTGTATTGAAATAGTCAAAATCAGAATCAAATAAAATTCTGAATAAGAATTGATATGATGCTGGTGTACCTTTAGATTGGTACAACTGTCGTGCAACTTTAACTGCCTGTTGTTTGCTTATCAGAGTTTCTTGTGGAAAATATGGTAAAAAATCATTTGTAAAGTAATCCAAAAATTCATCTGTTGTTCTATCAATATCTTTATATGATAGGAGATTTTTGGATCTTTCTGTTACATTACCATTTTCTTCCATCCATTCATAATATGCCTTTAAGAATAGTCTAAAGTTGGCATAGTCTGGGTTATCCTGAACGTATTCAGGTAACTGTGCTTGAACCAGTAATGAGGTCTTTTGGTTGTTTTCTATCATGTCTTGGCGGTAACATTAACAATGACTGCGTTTGAATCATATGGATCCACTGTAATAATTCTATTGTATGTAGATGATATGATAGTCGTTGTTGGGTTTGCAGAAACGGTCAATTGACCTAATGGATTATCAACATCAATTGGTCCAAAAGAGTTCAATGTAACAACACCAAGATTATAATCTACAGTTCCAACGTTATTATTAAAAACTGTTTTGACATTCTCTGTATTATTGTAATATGTTCTCAATGTACCATAACGGCCAGTTAATGTAACCGTTGCGGCACCAAGTTGACCTGTTGTGTCACCAGGATATGGCGTTATCTTTACGATTGCACTGGTATAGTTTGTACCTGCATTGGTTACAGTAATACTTCTTATTGTTCCGTTACCATTGATTGTTGCAATTGCAGTTGCACCTGTGCCATCACCTAAGATAGTAACTGTTGGTGCATATTGATAACCAAATCCGGGATTAAGAACTGAAATAGATTCTACGCCGCCTGTTGAAGATGGAACCTCTTCTATATAAATTCCGTCAATAATATCTGCTGCATTTAATGGGTTTCTAAATTGAACCGCAGGCGAACTCAGAATACCAGTCTGGAACATACCCTTCTTCAAGGTTGTACCATAATATAGATTGTAAGTTTGTGGTGTAGTTAGATTAGGGAAAAACTTTTTCTGTACTTGAAGTGAAATTTCGTTAGTCAATATAGATGGGTCGGCTGCGTTGATTGCTGCCACAAAATCAGAAGATTTGAATGTTGAATTGAAAGTATTCAACTCTGAAGATGCCATATTATAGATTGCAGTCTTAACAGCAGCCTCAATCTGTGCAGAAGTTGCAACAGTTTTCTTTGGATCATACAAAACGTTTGCAGTAATTTGTAAATAGGTATAATCAGGATCAACTAATGTTGGTTCTACAGTCATCACAGAGATTGGTCTGATAACGTCATTAATCAATCTCTGTTTTTGTGTGTCAGTCAATGTATAAGAGCCGGCTGGTTTAACTGAAATGAAAACTTGGCCATATACTGGTGAACTGTTTTCTTGGCCACCCCACACACTCACCGCATCAAAAGAATAACCTAACTTGTTCTGTTGAATTACAGTAATATAATCTTCTTTGGTAACTGCACGTCCCTGTGCTGCATATGATTTTGGTGCCTGGAATTTGATAGAAGTTATATCTTCTTTACCACCACCTTGTGTTGCGGAAGTTACTGATGTGATATTTGTATTTGAGTAACCAGAAATTGTGTCCATCAAAACAAAGTTGTTTGCACCATAAGATGCCGAACCTTGTGTTGTTACATATGTTAGAATGACAATGTTGCCATCTACTGGTTTTTTGCCTAAAAGGTTATCACCAAATGAAACAACATAGTTACCACCAATACCTTCGTTTAAGAAATATACCTTGGAATCTCCATCCAAAGTTAAGAAATCGGTAGAAATGTTGTAATATGTTGTGTATGAATTTGAAGAAGATTCTTGCACCGCAACCTGAAGTGTGGTCGTATCAACATTCACTTCAGGTATTTCGAAAACTTGGTCAGGATTACCTGAAAAATCTACTGTGGTACTGAATGATACTGGAATACCTTGTTTTATAGTTACGTTGTTGAAGTTTGCAGTATTTGAAGATACATTTACTGTTTTGGAATCTACTGTCACAAAGTTGTAGTTGATGCCATCAATTGCTTCTGATAAGAATCTTGTGAATTTTGGTAATGTTAATGATGCATCATTGACCTGATTCACTCTTAGATTGATAGTAGCTGAAGGTGCGGTTGCTGAATGTGGTGTATAATCTAACAGTTTTGCCTGTGAAACTACAGAATCTCTTTGAACGGCAGTGTCCAAGAACATTTCATTGGCAACCATGTTCAAATAAAATGCATTATATTGCGTGTTGTATGCAAGAATGTCTAAAAGTGTGGAAAGTGCAGAACCTTCGTAGTTGTAGTCTTTTAGTGTATCTTGTGACTTGAGAAATGTTTTCAGATTGGTTTTAATTGTATTAAAATCCAAATCTGTTATCTGAATATTGGAATTAGCACCTGCCATTTTATCTGTTTCTCTCTAAAAGAAGTGTTATTGTTGTTGGTTGTACCGCATTCTCTACAAAGAAAGTCATTGTCAGATTATATGCGTTCTTGTCTGGCATAGGTGATACAACCAAACTTTGTATCTTGGCTCTAGGTTCAAAGTTTTCTATTGCGATTCTAATTTCATTTTCCAAAGCGGCAGATGTAAGTGGTGAGACATTCTCAAACAACAATGCATCTAAATTTGTACCGAAATCTGGATTAAAAGGCTTATCGTAGTGTTTTGTCAATAAAATGTTACGAATAGACCTGGTAACCGCTTGAACATCATAACTAAGTGCAACATCACCCGTCACCGGTTTCTTGGTGAAGGTAAAGTCTATGTCAGAATATATTTTAGTTAGTGTTGTTGCCATCTTTTATTTATGAGCTAGGAGTAAAATCGCTTTTTGGAACTTTGAAGCTGTCGGAGAAAATTCTTGGGCCGGAAATGAAAAATTCGAAATTTTAAACTTGAACAATAAGTGGTGGTCCTGAAATAGCTATTCCACTCATGACACCCGTATGTTGGTGAGAATCTAGTATGATACCAGCATCAGTTTTAACCACCTTTCCTTGTATAATTCCATTAACTTTTAAATTACCATTTATAGTTGTGGTTGCAGCGGTTACTGATGCTGTTGGTGCTTTTACTGAAACTACACCCCCAGCATTAACTGAAACTGCGCCACCCGAGGTGACGGAAACTGCACCTCCAGCAGTAACAGATGCATCCAAACCAGCAATTGCTGATACACTTCCGCCGGCCGTTGCATTAATACTCATACCTGCTGTTGCACTGATATTCTTTGGAGTTACGACCGTTGCGTTTCCTTTCACTAAAATGTTTGCACCGCCGTCAACTGTTAAGTTGTAATTACCTTTAATGTGTATGTTTTGGTCTTCCAAAACTATTTCATAATCTTTTCCCATAACTTTGGTAACTTTTGAACCATCAGGGAAAAATTCTACGAATGAACCTTTGCGATGTGCAATTTGCACTCTTTCTGCACCTGGTGTATCGTCAAATTCCATAATATGGCCAGATTCCGTTTCGGTTACATGATTATAAGGCGGAACTGCATTATATTTCGTTTCAGGTTCATTCCATGTATTGGAAGTTGCAGTTGATACACCCAAATCTCTATTATCTTTCTTAAATTGTACAAATGTTTGGTCTATTTTTTCGTTTCTGTACAATCTACTGGTTGTTGGTTCATTTATATTGATTGGATTTTTCTTTGGATCATCGTCATTTATATCTGAACCGTCATATTTGACTTTTCTAGGTGAATTTTCTAATTCGGTATCAGTTCTTGCATCTGCAAAACCTTCATCTTCTTTTGGAAATTCTCTTGGTATACCCGGAAATACACCCATAATACATGGTGCTTGGCCTGACATGCCATCCATGAAGAATCCAAATGCAAAATCACCTTCTTGTGGCGTTGCATTTGTTAACGTACTATTCACTGGCATCATGGGTTGAGCCCATGGCAGTTCATCTGTTGGTATTAATTGTTTGTTTTCTGTATGCCAACCAAAAATACGAACACGTACACGACCTAAGTTCAAAGGGTCATCTCTTTTTTCAACGACACCCATCCACCAATAGAAACCGTCTTTACCTATAAAATTGTTCATCATTGTATGTCAGCCTTAGAGGAATATATCTTAGGATCGGGTTTTGAATATGTTCCTTCAGTTGTATTTTTAACTATTTCTAATATTGTTTGATAAACACCTTGTGTTTGTACTACGTGTCTAACAGCAGAAACCAAATATCGACCAGAAAAGAATTCATCCAATTCTTTTGCACCACTATCATTTTCAGGTAATAATTTATAAACTTTAAATTCTATCATTGTACCTGCCGTGATATTGGTATCACCAGGTATAGATAATTTTAGTGTTGTATAGTTGGCCAAAGATAATTGTGCGGTTCTGTTTGGAACATAAGTTTCAATAAAAATATCTTCTGCAACACTACCATCTTTTTCTGAAATATATGGTACAAATTTTTGTTGTGAATTACCTATTGCAACTTTCAAAGTACCCTCATATGCTTCATTCTGTTTAATTCCCAATCTATTTTTGCCTGGAGCAATAATATTCTTTTCACCTTTTGCATTTGCAACGATTGAAGTGTATTTTTCATAGTCAAAATCTGTTTTTTTGTATGACCTTGTCAAAGGATCAATTGAAATTAATCTGTTTGCATATGTACCTGAACTTGTTTCATTCAGTGTATCAAATGATTTGATATATTCATAGTCTAAAACAGAAACTTCATTTTCACCAAAATTATCTTTATTGTCTAAATTTTTCTGAGAATATTTGTATGTTGCATAAGTTGTATCTCTGAACATAGAGTTCAAAGAACGAAAATTATAACCATCTTTTGTTTCAAATAACAACATATCAGAACAATAAGAATTTGTTTGCGGCCTTGCATAAGTTGATAACCAACTTAAAGCTTCAAATGGCTTCATTCTAGGTACAACAAAATCATAGATTCCTGTTGTTTCCTGG